TCGAAGCCGAAGCAAGGCTTAGGGTGGGGCGGTTGGATGCAGAGAAGGATAGGCTAGCAGCCGTGCTGGACTCGCAAATCCGAGCAGAGTTTGCTAGACTAGGCGACAAGGCGACCGAGGCAAAGGTTAGCCACGCCATAACAGTGAACGAAGAATACCAAGCTGTTGTTCAAGCTCTGCTACAAGCCGAGAAGGATGCAGCGACTCTTCGCTGGTCCATGACCGCGTTGACACACAAAAGCGAGTGCTTGCGTGCGTTGGCATACAGAGAAAATCAATCAATGAAAGCAGACAGATAAAAGGAATCATGAAATGGGTCTAATAGAATTCAAACGAAACGATGAAGCACTAGACAGGGCACGAGCGCGCGATGTTGCCGGTGCGAATCAAGGTGCATTTGCTCTCACCCTCAAGTCAGGTCGCACTACGCTCCGCGTAATGCCCGCTTGGAGCGAGAAGGGTGTGTGGTTACAAGAGATCGTAGAGCACTTCATCAACGGCAAGAACCGGTCCTTCCCTTGCGTAGCAGAGTCGGCGGGTCGCTGCCCTATCTGTGAGCATGGCGCTAGCTTGGCAGCTCAAGGACTAGAGGATCAGGCGAAGAGCTTCAAGGCTTCGACTAAGTTTCTCACCAACGTCCTAGTGCTCAATGACCCGAATGGCAAGTTGTCCATCAAGGACGGTGTCAAGGTTATGAAGCTACCGTCAACCGTCAAGACGGCATTGCTTGATCTAGACACGGACAAGGGCGGAGGCTATGGCGATATCGTCAGCTTCCATCATGGCATGAACGTCAACGTGGATCGCACAGGACTCGGCCTTACTACCAAGTACGTCGTGAAGGTAGTGCCTCAACGCACTAGCATCATCGAGACGATTCAGGCAGAGGGCCTAAACCTAGAGTCGTTTCAGCTACATGCACTCGATGCCTTCGTACCGGCGAAGACATACGAGGATATCGTTGCTGAGTTCGGCGCTCTAATGTCAGACTCGCCAGCGCCGACAGCGGCTCCGGTAAGTCAGCCAGCAACCATAAAGCCCGCAACATCAGGGGCATTTACAACGGTCTCGGCCACGCCGACAGTGCGGGGCTTTAAGGTAGCAGTACCAAAGGTCAACGTGACTCTCGCTCCCCCAACCTTTCCACCTAAGGGTAACTAACAATGGCGTCTTTCAAGAAATACACAGATAACGAGAAGCAGCAAATGGCTGCCGAGTATGTTAGCGGTGTGGTACTAAAGGATTTGGCCGCTCGATTTGCGGTCAGCATCCCAACTATGGCGAAGTATGTTAGAGCAGGAGGCGGTGCCGTGCGCAAGCCTGGAACCATCGGACCGGTGCGCCCACCGGTAGCAGTTGAGCCGGGACAACAGGCCATCGCCGTACCAGTAGCAACCGAACCAGTAGTCGCGCAAACGCTGCGTGTGCTACTTTCGATGGAGTAAACATGTTAGTAATAGTGGGTGGTATAATCGGCGGGCTTCTAGCCGCACTAGTCTTTATGATACTAGTAGATGGGCCTCGGCTGCGGCGATAGTATGTCAGTGTTCATAACAATAATCGTAGTGTTTCTAGTCACAACAGCCTTGTTAGATATTGCTAATGACCGATAACGTTATAACATACCTCATAGTAAATGCAGTAGTCATAATATTTATAGGCGCGCTACTCTTTATGGCGGTTGTCGATGGCAACTAAAGAAGAGTCCAATAGCATCCTAGATGCTTTGAATAAGGCAAAGGTCGGGGGGGAGGACGGTGCCGGGAACTCAGGTTACGGCACCGATCTTACCCTTGCATCGCATGTCAAGTTCGGGATACCATCTAGAATCCCTCAGCTAGACTTATCTATGGGTCGCCCAGGTTACCCGGCAGGCCGTGTCATTGAGCTATTCGGTCTGCCGGCCAGCGGTAAGACTACAGCAGCCTACCACGCCCTGGCTCAATGCCAGAAAATGGGCGGGCTAGCGGTGCTAATAGACACGGAGGCTACGTTCGACCCTGCGCGCGCAGCCCAATGCGGCATCGAACCTAGTCGCCTCATGGTAACAGAAGCTAATGACATCGAAGAGATCTTTGAGAAGATCGAAGTCATGTTAGAGGCTTACGGTAAGGACGAGACGTTAATGGCGAATCCTATCGCTATCTGCGTGGACTCTGTTACAGCCGTTGAGACTCGTTACAATGCCGCGCGCGGCATGGAGCTAGAGGTTCGCGTAGGCGAGGATGCTAGAGCTATTCGCCGGGGGCTGCGCAAGGTAAACAAGAAGATCGCCAACTTAAATGCTTGTCTATTCTTCATCAACCATTCTACGGCGTTAATTGGTAAGTCATTTGGCAAGCAGTCAGATAGCGCTGGCGGTAACGCCATCAAGTTCTTTGCAAGCGTGCGAGTGGAGTTTGCCTACGTAGGGAACATTACCGAGGGCAAGACGCCAGACGAGAAGATCCGGCGTGGTCAGGTAGTTAACCTGACCCTAATCAAGAACAAAGTCGAGAAGACCCACGCCCCTACAGCTAAGGTAGAGCTTACAGAGAACGGCTTTGATATCTACGAGGGTTTGTTCGAGGCTTTCCAGACCATCGGGGCCTTAGAGCGGGTGAACAACACCAACTGGCATTTCTTGCCTACCAAAACAACGTTGGCCAAGAAAGAATGGCGAGCGTTGCTAGACGGGTACACGAACAAGGAAGGCGTCGTGTTAGGACTGGACGGCTTCTACAAGTACTTCCTTAGACTAGCGAGCAATGACAAGTTCATCACGGCTTACGGGGCGTCACTGGATTCTTGAAGCGTAGGATATGGGGTTAAGAAATGACCAAACACTTTGTAGTCTTCTCCGACCTACACCTACACCCATGGGCTTACGGTTCTCGTATAGTCAAAGGAAGGAACTCTCGCCTTGAACAACAGAAAGAAGTCGTCCAGGAGATCGCGAACTACTGCCAAGAACGGGAGATCCCCGAAGTCGTCTTCACAGGCGACCTTTTTCACACCTCTACGGTCGCCGCAGAAACCAGTCAAGCGGCTTATGAAGCCTTTGGAGCGTTCCAAGACAGCAAAGTCGCGCTCTCGATCCTTGTCGGGAACCACGACCAAAGTAGTCGAACAGGAGAGCTTCATTCTCTCTCCTTCTTCAATGAATTCGGGCAAGTTTACGACGCTGGGGCTATTGCTTTCGAAGCACTACGCGGCAGATTTAACCAGACAATTGCAGGCATGCCAGCCTATTTTTTTCCGTACACCGACGACGAAGCAATCCTCCGAGCCTACCTTGACACAGCCCGAAACGAACGATGTTTCCTTTTCCTTCATCAAGGAGTAGGCGGTGTCGAAGTCAACTCCAAAGGATTTACCCTCAATGAAATCCTTACTCCTTCTATGGTGCCTAGCAACTGTGCTATGGCTTTCACTGGCCACTATCATTCTTTTAAGCCAGTCAGCAACAATCTCATCATTCCTGGGTCCACTGTTCAACTAAATTTCGGCGACGAGGGGGAAGCCCGAGGCTGGCTAGACGTAACCGTAGACGGCGAGCAGGTTACAGAGATCAATTTCATAGAGTCCAAGGCTTCCAAGTTCATAACCCTACATGAAGAGGATTTTGATTCCAATGGCGAAAACAACCCCCTACCGAACTTGGCTGGCAACTATATCCGGGTACTCTCTTCGGGCGCTTATGGCCCAGAGGAGTTGTCAAATATGGTTCTCCAATTCGGTGCGGTCTCATGTGAAGTCAAACCTATCTACAAAGAGAATCCGGTCCACAAAACCACAGTAGCGGTCGCCTCTTTGAATGAGATAGTCTATTCGTTCGCCAATGCAAAAGAGAAGGCTGGCATCATCTCTAACCACGATAAGGAAGTTGGCGAAGCGTTGCTGAAAGGCAACTACCAAGTGCCCCAAATATGAGACTACTAAATTTTAAGGCGCAAAACCTATTCTCGCTCGGCGAGGTAGAACTTAACCTAGACAAGCGTGGCTTGCTTCTAGTAACAGGTCATTCTAATGACGAAGGCGGAGCAAATGGATCAGGAAAATCAAGCTTGTCATCCAAAGGGATCGTGTGGACGTTGTACGGAAGTACCGCCGCAGGAGACAAAGCCGATGCAGTCATCAACCGCTTTGCCAACGAGGGGGATACGTGCAGCGGGACTCTGGACGTGGAATCTAGTAATGGCGGCAAGTTTCGCATTATTCGGAGCCGTCGTCCTAACAGACTCACTGTTATTGATCTGGCTACGGGGACAGACATTTCTTGCAAGACTGAGAAAGACTCTCAGGAACTTATTAACGGCATCCTCGGACGTACCAGAGAAACCTTCTTGCAGACGGACTTCTTTGGACAGGGGAAGGCCGCGAACTTCCTCGACCTCACACCGAAAGCGCAAGTCGAACTCCTCGAAACCATCCTCCCCTTTGAAGCCCTAAACAAGCTAGCTGAGGACGCGAAGAGCTTCTTGACGAAGCTTAAGGTTGTACAGTCCAGCGTAGAGCGTAAGGTAGCTGAGCACAACGGCGAGATGTTAGAAGCCCAGCGCCAAGAGCGCGAGCTATCGGCCAACATTGACCAGTGGGAAGGCAAGCACGAAGCTTCTATAGTCTCCCTAACAGAAGAGGTCGCCAAGCTTGAGGCCAACGACCCTATCCTCGCCAAGATAGACGAACTTAAAAAACTGGTGGTAGCGCTACCTACTAAGAATGAGACCGACATGCTGGTGGTAGGAACCAACACTACCATAGGCATACTAGTAGATCAACGGGACGCCCACCTTAAAGCTATAGGCGAGTGGCGGGTGGTGGCAGGCCGCAAGCTAGTCGAGCCAGTAGACAATGCGTGCCCTACCTGCAAGCAGAACATGCCCCAGAAACAGTTCGACGCTCTGCTAGGCAAGCATAGACACGACAGTATGGACATTGTTCACGCCGAGAAGACCGTTAAAAAGTATACCGAAGTCCTAGGCCAACTAGAGCAGGCTATTCGAGAAGCCCAGGCACAGCAGGTTTTGGCTTCTGAAAACATTAGGAAGCTCAATCAGATAGACCTAGAGATTGCCCAGCTAGAGGCTACACGAAACAACAACAACTTAGCTATACTTAGACAGAAGCTTGAGAGTGTTCGGCTAGAAGTAAATCCTTACGAGCACTTGTACAACAATAATGCGTCAACGCTAAAGGGAGTAATGGGTTCACTAGGGCACCACAAAGCTAGGTTAGCCGAGATTGATAATGACCGAAAGGCTTTGGAGTTCTGGCAGACGGCCTTCAACAAAGAGCTTAAGAACGAATTTCTGGATCAGGTTTGCCCCTTTATCGAAGCAAAAACGAACCTACATCTTGGGGGTATAGGCAATGGCCAAATCAAAGTTAAGGTATCAACCAGTAAAACCCTCAAGTCTAATGACAGCCGTTCAGAGTTCACTGTTTCCGTGGCCTCCGCTACAGGGGGAGCGAGCTATGATGCCCTTTCTGGCGGCGAAAAGCAGATCGTCAATTTTAGTTTTGGACTTGCCCTGGCAGACCTAGCAGCGGTGCAGGTAGATGGCCCCTCATACTTCATGGTCCTAGATGAACCCTTTGTATGCCTAGATGCTAGAAATTCTGAATTCCTCATCGGCTACCTCGGGAGCTACCTTGCTGGTAAGAAAGAAACAATCCTACTGATCTCGAATGAGGAAACTCTTAAGGCTCTTGTACCAAATAAGATTCAAGTAACAAAAGAAAACGGCGTGTCAAGGATAGATGAAGATGCTTAATACCCAGCTCAAAGAAAACACCGAACAACTACTATTGCAGCACGAGTACGGTATAGACGTTAAGGGTCGCGTAGTGTACCTAATAGGGGAGTTTGGCGGCGAATGCGATGTAATAAAGATGACCTTGACCAACCTGCGGTTCCTAGCTAGCCCTATTCATTTTCCTGAAACCTACCTTGAGCCGATAACACTGGTCATTGATAGCCCTGGCGGTGAGGACATTGCAATGTTCCACCTTTATGACTTCATTACAACCAGCAAGACCCCTATCTATACGGTTGGCCAAGGCGAAGTGTGCTCAGCCGCAGCTCTCATACTAGTAGCAGGAGAGAAGGGTCACCGATCGGCTACCCCTAACTGCCTTTTTATGGTGCATAAAGGTAAGTCAGGGCTTGGCGGCGATGATGATGAAGTGGAAGCACAAGCAGCCCTACAAGCCCTCATGAGTGACAGGTATTGGAAACTGCTACAAAGGCATACTGAACTTACAGCGGCACAATGGTTTAGTAAGAGCAAACATAAAGGCGAACTCTGGATTAACGCCGATACCATGATGGAATTTGGAGTAATAGATTCTATTGTGCCGACGACAAAAGAATGGCCAGTTCTATCAACGAAAAAGATTCGCACTAAAGTTAAAGAAATCGAGGCAGAAGAAGACGATGAATAATCTAGATTTCTCTGGACATTTGTTCTACGCTTCCCTGTTCCTAGGTATGCTCCTGCTACAAGCTAAGGACTATCGAGGCTGGGCGTTGCGCTTCATAGGCGAGGCAGGTTGGATAGGCATAGGGTTCATTATAGGATATAGTTCCATCATTCTCTGGGGCTTTGCCTTTATGGCCGTAGACGTGCTAGGCTACTCTACGTGGCGGAAGGAACAGAAAATTCAAGCCATGAAATGGCGTGAAGATACTGAATACTTATGGGATGATTGTGACGATACTGAATACTTCTGGGGTGATTGTGACGGTAAAATTCACGTACCGGGGTGTCGTCACTTTAAGCCTATTGAAGATGGAACCTGTATCACGGGTCTAGATGAGGTTATTGTTTATGACCCGTTAAAGAGTATTGTTAAAAAGGAAAAGAAAAATGTTAGGAAAAACGCCAAAGCCAAAGCGAAAAGGAATCCGCCCGTCAAGCTCGAAAGCGAAAGGTCGCGAGTGGCAAAAACAAATCGCAAAACTCCTAACCGAAAAGTTCGAGCTGGAGGAAGGCGACCTCGTAAGTAGACCGATGGGTTCGGGTGGTGCAGATATCATGGCTAGCCCGGCAGCGAAGCGAGCGTTCCCTGTTACCGTGGAAGCAAAAAAAACGGCGGCTGATCCAGGTCGAAAGGCTATGAAACAGGCACAATATAACGCCGTCAAGGGAACGATCGGAGCAGTGGTATGGCAGACGACAGGCGAAGGTGGTTCCAAAGGAGAGATACGCTTCGACCTCGGGGAGTTCATAGACTGGTTCAAGAAGTTCTACGCACACGAGCGTATGCTATTAGACACTTGTAGTCGCTGCTTTGGGGGAGGCACGGTCGTCAAATACGATGGCGAAGATGAGTACGGGCGCATTAAACATATTGATGTTACGTGTGATAAGTGCAAAGGTTCCGGTAAAACAAAGGACTCCGATAATGGCAAAAGATAAGAAAGCAACTGGAAGTAACCTTGTAATTATAGTTCCAGATACTCATTTTCCTAATGAAAATAAAGAAGCAGTTGCCATCGTTAAAAGGGCAATTGCTGCCCTCCGGCCTTCTAGAACTGTATTTCTAGGGGATCTTATAGACTGTGGGGCTTTCTCTGCTCATACAGCTAAGTCCATTAAGGAACTTCGACAATCTAACTTCTTTGAAGAGGAAATTAAACCTGCTAATCAATTCATTGATATAGCTCAAAAATATACGAAAGGGGATACAATTTTCGTTGAAGGTAATCATGAATGGCGTGTAGAGAGGTTCTGTATAGACCACGGCTTTGGAGCACAAGCTATTTACGAGGCAATCAGTCCTCAATATCAGTTGTCAAAAGGACGAAGTGATTTTAGATATATACCTTATATACAAAATGCTGACCCTGGGTTTTCTTATTATGAGATTACGAAAAATTTGATTGCGGTTCATGGTTGGTCATTCGCAGCAGCAGCAGCTAGAGTGCATTTACAAAAAGCAAGGTCGCGATCGGTAGTATTCGGACACACACATCGACAACAATCAGAAGCAAGTCGAGATCCATTCACTAAAGAGCGTGTAGTAGCGTTTAGTGTTGGGTGTCTGTCGGAAATTCAACCTGTTTATATGCACGCACCGAATGATTGGATTTTAGGTTTCGGATTGGTATATATTAGCAAAAGCAATCCGCGAGATTGGACAGAATATTCCTTGACGATACAGAATGGTAGAGTAATACTCCCAGATGGGAAAGAAATAAATGGCGACTAGTTGGAATCGAAAGAACCGTATAGGAGAGACCTACGGCCGCTTAACGGTGGTGTCTTTGGCCGAAGTGAAAAATAACAGAACCTATTGGTATTGTCGCTGTTCTTGTGGGCAGCAAAAGGCAGTGGCCGGCCAGAATTTACAACGAGGAGATACCAAATCTTGTGGTTGCTTAGCTTTAGAAATAAGAACTAAACATGGACTTAGTTCGCACCCTATGAAGATCAGATGGTCAGCAATGAATGATCGCTGCTTTAAACCCTCAAATGTTCGCTGGAACAGTTATGGGGGTAGAGGGATTACAGTCTGTGATAGGTGGAGCAGATATAGACCAAACGGGTTAAAGAATTTCATAAATGATATGTATTCCACCTTTAAAGAAGGGTTAGAATTGGATAGAATAGATGTAAATGGAAACTATGAGCCTTCTAATTGTAGGTGGGCTACATCTTCTGAAAACGCTAAAAATAGACAAAACAAAGCAACTAAGCAAAGTAAATTTCCTGGTGTTCACTGGGATAAGCAGAGCAATAAATGGACTTCTAAACTTGATTTAGGTAGATTTACTTCTGAAGTACAAGCTCATGAAATCTATTCCAAACTAAAAGACTACCTAAAAAGCATTACGTAACATGATCTCTCCTTTTGTATCTGTGTCCGCGCTTCGGGAATATATCATAGCTAACGGTTGTGACCCTGGCGGGACTCTTCTTGAAGGCTCGGTCTGGGAAGAATCCGACCTTTGTGAGTTGTGCCAACAGGCAATAGGTAACGAACCCTACGTCGTCCTAGAGCCACCCCCCGGAATAATTGTCCGGAGAAAGTTCCACGGGCCTTGCCTTATTCAGCATCTAAAAGCTAATATAGAGAACCCGCAGGATGAAATCTCAGCTTACATAAATAGAAAGATTGTATCATCATGATCTATAACGAAACCGAATTCCGACTGACGGATAACTTCATCGCTAAGTACAAGGGCAAGCAACCTCAATGGGGACCCCTCGGCTTTTTTACATATAAGCGCTCTTATGCCCGAGACAAAGGCAACGGGCGCACGGAGGAGTTTTGGGAGACGTGCCAACGAGTAGTCGAGGGAACCTTCCTCATACAGAAGCTTCATTGCAAGAAAAACAACCTTACGTGGGACGAAAGGCGCGCTCAGCAAAGTGCGCAAGAAATGTACAGGCGAATGTTCGAGTTCAAGTTTCTCCCTCCGGGCCGAGGCTTATGGGCAATGGGTACGGCCTTCGTGCTAGAAAAGTCTTCCGCACCTTTGTACAACTGCGGATTCATCTCAACAAAGGATCTGGCTTCTGAGTTCAGCTTCCCTTTCGTGTGGCTCATGGACATGAGTCTCATGGGCGTCGGCGTCGGCTTCGACACGCTAGGGGCAGCCGAAGGGCTATACCTTAAAAAGCCTCGTCGAACCAAGGATACGCATTCGGTAGAGGACAGTCGCGAAGGCTGGATAGAGGCGTTTAAGCGAGTGCTCGATGCCTTCACCGGGTCCAATACGCTGCCCGAGCAGTTCGACTACACTAACATACGACCGGCTGGAAGCCCCATCAAGACGTTCGGCGGCATTGCCCCTGGCTCTGACCCGCTCCGCCATTTATTGGAGCGCACAGAGGCTTATATGCAGGCGTATGTTAACGAGGACAAGGCTGTAGACAGTACTCTCATAGTGGATCTAATGAACTTTGCCGGGGCCTGTGTGGTGGCTGGGGGCACCCGACGTACCGCCGAGATAGCGTTCGGCAGCCCTACAGATCAAGAGTTTTTAAGTCTCAAGAGTCCTGAGAAAGTAGCCGATCCGGCGTTCGCCAGGTGGGCCTCAAACAACAGCGTGCAAGTTAAGGTAGGGGATGACTATACCAAGTTGGCTGAACAAGCAATGGTTAATGGAGAGCCTGGTTACATGTGGCTTGATAATGCTCGTTACTATGGTCGGCTCAAAGACCCTCGTAATGAGCATGATCGCAACGTCATGGGTACTAACCCTTGTGGCGAGATCACCCTCAACCATGCTGAACTCTGCAATATCGTGGAAACTTTCCCGAGCAACCATAGTAACTTGGACGACTACCTACGTACTCTTAAGTATGCTTTCCTCTATTGTAAGACTGTTACACTCTTAAGTACCCATTGCAATCTGACGAATCAGGTTCAAATGAAGAACCGACGCATAGGAGTTAGCCAAAGTGGCATCGTTGAAAGTATCAATGCTATTGGTCTACGAGAGCATCTGCGCTGGTGCGACAAGGGTTATTCGGACCTTAAGACCTGGGATCAGGTGTATTCTGATTGGCTCTGCGTGCGTAAATCTATTAAGCTTACAACCGTTAAACCAAGCGGAACTGTTTCCCTGCTACCAGGGAAGACACCGGGTATACATTACCCTCATAGTGAATATTACATTCGCCGGATTCGTGTTTCCAAAAACTCAGATTTGGGACTGGTCATGCGAGACGCCGGTTATAACGTGGTCCCCGACATTTATGAACAAGGACATACACTTGTCGTTGAATTTCCCGTACATGAACCTAACTTCCGAAAGCGTAAAGATGATGTATCTCTGTGGGAACAACTCGAACTTGCTCGACTTATGCAAAGTGAATGGGCCGACAACAGTGTCAGTATTACGGTTACTGTAAAACCGGAAGAAGGTAAAGATTTGGCTCGCGCCCTAGAAATGTTTGAGACTTCGCTTAAGTCTGTGTCCTTCTTGCCGCTCAAGGATCACAAGTACGAGCAAGCTCCATACGAAGAGATCACAGCCGAGCAATTCGGTGAGATAAGTAAGGGACTAAAGAAGCCAAAGTTCAAAACCTTTGAATCTAAAGAAGCAACATTCTGCGATGCCGAAGGTGCTTGCGAATGGAGACCGCCGAGTAACATAGATGGGCAGACCACTAACGAACCCTGAAGATCGTTTTCTCAATCTGGTCCATGAAACCCCTGACGGGTGCTGGAACTGGCTGGGAGCGGTGCATCCTAAATCGGGACATGCCAGGTTTCGGTTACCAAATAAGACAGTTTATGCTTATCGTTGGTTTTGGGAACATATCATTGGCCCTATTCCTGTTGATAAACAAATCTGTCATACGTGTGATAACCCTAAATGTGTGAGACTTATGCACATGTATCTTGGTACCCCGAAGAGCAACTCCGATGACAAGTTTGATAGGAACCGACAAAGGTTCTTACAAGGAGATGAACACCCATCAACTAAAGTGCAAGAGACAGAAGTAGAGACCATACGAAGGCTCTATAAGGAAAAAGTTCCTGTCAAGACCATTGCGCAACAGTTTGGGGTTCACATTATGACTATTTATAGGAAACTATGATAGGTATGTCTTATGAAACTACTGGAGGCTTATTATGCTGATTGACGCGATTGCAGTTATTTTTTTGTGCTATTTTGGGTATCGGTACTTTGTATTGTTAGGAATTATTAAATGAAAATACCAAGACAAGTTTATCAACTTTGGATTTGTGGGCACGTATTGTCAGAAAACACTTCATTGCAACTACTTCTCAAGTTTGCTAAGGAACAAATACAAGAAGAAGCATGGGACATTTCTGAAAGGGACTACAGAAAAGTTATTCTAATTAGAACAGAAACTATGGAATTCAATTTTGAAGCCTATATGAAAGGCACAGGACTTAAGAGGGGTAAGACAGAAATGAAGTGTAAAAACTGTAAAGGTAGCGGGGTTTACAAAATTCCGGGGAAAGGTGGAACTATTTTAATTGTAGAATGTGGAGACTGTAATGGGTCAGGTAAAAAGAAATGAACGTCAAACTAATTTCCATAACTCGATCCATGATAGGCGAAGTACAGGAAGCTAGTACTGCTGAGCCTCTAATCGTGTACATCGCTAGGGTCAGCAACCCTTCTAACCAAGCCAACATGCTGACCGGCACGAAGCTAATCAGCTATCTCATTGAGAACAGGCATTGGTCCCCGTTCGAGATGGTGCATATGACCGTAGAAATAAAGACCAGCCGGGCCATCGCTCAGCAGATCCTACGACACCGCAGCTTTTCCTTTCAAGAGTTCAGCCAGCGCTACGCAGTAGCCACAGAGAATGAGATCTACCCGGCCCGCCGACAGGACGTTAAGAATCGCCAGAATAGCATCGATGACATGGATGACGCTACGAAGTTCTGGTTCGACGCAGCGCAGGGCGCAGTAGATAAGGTCTCTTCGGAGTATTACAAAGAGGCTCTTGCCAAGGGCATTGCCAAAGAGCAGGCCCGCTTCCTCCTCCCCCTGTCCACCTCTACCACGCTTTACATGAGTGGTTCAGTGCGCTCGTGGATACACTACATACAGTTGAGAGCGGACGTGGCTACCCAGCTTGAGCATCGAGAGATAGCTGAGGGGGTCAAGGCCATCTTTGCAGAGCAGTTCCCAGCTACAAGCGAGGCGCTAGGTTGGAAGTAATAATCTTCATAGTCTTCATCCTCATACTGAGTGGGGCTTTCGACGGGGATATACGTAAATGAACATAAAGCGTGAGGATATAGCATGGCTGGCTGGTATTATCGAAGGAGAAGGGTCCATTACTGGCGTGTCTGAAAACCTTAAGAAACATCAGCGCAAAACATATCGTGTAGTTGTTGAGATGGTTGACGAAGACATCATCAGGAGATGCCAGACTATCTTCGGTTACGGTCAAATTAGAAAAGTCAATCCACGAGGGCTGGGTAAGCAAATTCGCTACGTTTGGGACGTAAGCAATAGATCGAAAGTATACTCGTTAATATCTATGATTTATCCTTGGCTCGGGACGCGGAGAAAAACACGAGCTAAGGAAGCATTGCTCAATCTGCCACCTACGTCGTACCCTAAAGGAATCAAAAGACCACGATGCAAGAACCCTACAAACGAAATTGGCTAACGAAAGTAGATATATACCGTAGACCTGGAGAGTTGTATCTTACTCGTTACGTTATCTTTAGGTGTAAATGGTTTAGTTGGTATATTCATCAGTTCCATATTTCAGATTATACTACACCGCACGATCACCCTTGGTGGTGGCTGGCAATGCCTTTGAAGTTAGGATACATGGAACACTTTCCAGACGGTACAGTCGTAGAACGAAAACCCTTCCATCCGGCAGTTAGAGCGCCTAGAGATTTTCACTGGGTTGAATTAAAGTCTGGGACCGAGGGAAAAGTTTGGACATTGTTTTTAACTGGTCCTAGAGTTAGAGAGTGGGGCTTCCTAACTAAGATGGGCTGGATACAGCACGAGAACTATCAATTGATTTTAGACGCTGATGCTAAACATAAAGCACAGTATATTAGGGACGAAGGGCTATGAAACAAGGCTTAACTTTCGACGACGTGGCACTAGTGCCTGTTTTTAATAACGTGGAGTCCAGGACGGAGCCCTGCACTGTGACTAATCTAACGCCAAACATTAAGATGGACGTTCCGATCTTAGCCTCCAACATGGACTCGGTAATAGGGCCGGACCTGGCTAAAGTACTAGTGGGCGCAGGAAGCGTGCCAATCTTCCATCGCTTCACAACCTTTGAACAGAAGGTGGCGTGGATAAAAGCGTTCCCTAGTTCCTTCCTATCCTGCGGCATTAGAGTCGGAGACGTTATTGAGCTAGAGAAACTGTTAGAGGAGACCCAACTAGTTGGGGTGTGTTTCGACATAGCTCACGGCCACGACATGAGGCTCATTAGCACCATCGCAACTCTTAAAAACAAGTACCCAGAGCTAGAGATCATAGCTGGAAATGTTTGCACTGCTGATGCTTATAGGGATCTTGTGTTTGCTGGTGCCACGGCTGTCAAAGTCGGCATCGGTCCAGGGGCGGCTTGCACGACTAGAAAGGTTACGGGCTTCGGGGTTCCCCAATTTACAGCTATCCAAGAGATTGCGGCCATCAAGAAAAAACTCCTTGTACCTATCATTGCTGACGGAGGAATCCGAGGCTCCGCAGATATAGTAAAGGCGCTGGCTGCCGGCGCCGACTCGGTTATGCTCGGCAAGCTGTTCGCCTTAACCAATGAAAGTGCGGCGCCTAAACGAGGAATACCAGGCTTACCAGGCTTACCAGGCTTACCAGGCAGCGTACAGCTAATCCCAAAAAGGGAACTGTATCGCTGGAATGGCCCTTATGAGGCCAAGTATCGAGGGCAGGCCAGCGCTGACTTCCAAGAAGACTACTTCGGAGCTACCAAGGATGGTACGGTCCCTGAGGGCGAAGCTTTCTGGGCTAGCGTATCCGGTCCGGCCATAGACTTGATTCAAAGGCTAATGGCCGGGTTGCGCAGTGGGATGACCTATGGTGGTGCTCGCACCATCGGAGAGTTGCAACGGAAGGCCGAGTTCATCCAAGTGACCGGCAACTATGAAGCCGAGTCCAGTCCGCGCCCATGAAATGTAAACACCGAAACGCATTAGTGCCAGCTATTAAACCTAAATGGTACGGTAAATATTGGGTGGAAGGTTGGAATTGTATGCGGTGTGGTAGATTTAAGAAATTTTAGCTATACTGAAGGCACTATGAAACCAAGCGAAGCAGTCCACGAATTCCATTCCAAGTTCAGTATCCCAAAGGCTCACCCGTCGGACGTTAAATCTGTAGCTTTCAGGATGTGCTTGATCCGTGAAGAATTTGATGAAGTGCTCGAAGCCGCAGGGTTCGTGTTGACAGGCTTCGCCTGTGACAGCCCTAACTTTGAAGTCCTGGACGGAAGCGACTGCAATAAGGAGCACCTCTTAAAAGAGCTAGCCGATCTAACTTATGTTATTTACGGCACGGCCGAGGCATTCGGGTGGGATCTAGACGAGGCTATCAAACGGGTTCACGCGAGCAACATGACGAAACTGGGCGTGGACGGTAAGCCTATGTATCGTGGAGACGGAAAGGTAATGAAGGGCCCAAATTATAAGGAACCATATTTAGGAGATTTAGTATGAAGGTAGCATTTATGGGAGAGCTAGAGAGTGCAATCGCTGAATGGGTGTCGAAGAACGGCCCTACCGATCGTGCCTGTGTAGGTACAAAATTCGCGCCGTTTTGGGACCACGATAGGTCCGGCGGTGTCCAAAATGCTGTTGATAATCTGATAAAACAGGGCGTCTTGATAATGGATGACGGCCGTCTTAGTTTCAAAGACATTGAAGACGATGAAAGCGAGACTGGAGCCCCCTCTAAGGAGGCGGTGACTCCGCTCAGTGTGCTAGAAAACTGGATAGGAAGCAAGGCCACAGCCGAGTTTATGCAGACGCTAGCCACGCCAAAAGAAGACGATGTAAGCGCGGACGTGTTTCAGAACCCTGCTGTTCATAGTCCGCCCCACTATACTCGCGGAGGCATTGAGACCATTGACTTCATTGAAGCTAAGGGCCTGAACTTCCACCTAGGCAACGTCGTAAAGTATGTCTCCCGCGCTGGCTTCAAGCAAGACGCTGTGATTCAGGACCTAGAGAAGTCCCTCTGGTACTTGACCCGCGAAATAAATAGACTCAAGAAACAGGAAGTCTAATGGCATTTCGTGGCAAAGAATGGCAGCCTCCTATAATGGAGGAGGTTGGGAGTTTCATCAAAGATCGTATGTCTTTGACGGAACTCTCCATGGACTCCTTGAAAGAGGTAATGTCGTATGCTCAGTTCGAGGCTCTTACAACCGGCGCTGAGGCTGCGCTGCAAGGCGATCTAAACGAAGGCGTTGAAAACCTTCGTCTGGTTAACAATACATATTACCATAATATGAAACAGTTTGCCGCTACTGTCGGCAAGGCCGAGACCGTTAATATAGTTCTGCCTGTATATAATTCCCTACATTTGGTCAGAGAGTGCATAGCTGCGGTGGTTAAAGAGACCCACTGGCCATACCATCTTACGATCGTGGATGATGCCAGTGATAAGCACACCAATGATGAGTTAGCAAAGATAGTAGCTAAGTATCCGGAAACTATGACGCTTCTGACTAACAGAAAGAACAGAGGTTTCTCGGCTACGGTCAATCGCGGTGTCAAATTCTATGAGGCACAGAGCAGATACACTTGCTACCTCAACTCAGACGTGCTAGTTACCCCTTACTGGTTAACGAAGCTGGTCATGGCGCTAGTCTCAAATCCCCGTAACAAGATCGTCAACCCTACTACAAACAACACAGCCGTTATCAATGTTAACATGAGCCCCGGCTACAATTATCAGGCCATGAACACGATCCTGGAACAAACTAGCACTCGTCGCTATCCGGAGATCATGCCGACCGGCTTTTGCTTCTTGTTCGCCAACAGCCTCATCAAACAGATAGGCTATCTAGACGAGGCGTATCAGAACTTTGGTGAGGAGACCGACTTCTGGATGCGCACGATTACATGGAGCGACGGTAAGACCTTCGATCGCTGGCGCGCAGTCCTCGCAGATGACACCTACGTCTTCCACCAGAGAGGTGCAAGCTACGCCACGCTAGGGGAGGAGCAGCACCTGAACTTTCGGAAGATGGCCAGTGGCCGTTTCCGACAAACGTGGCCGTCTTGGGGTTTGTGGAACGAAGCTATCGGCACGAAGTCTATTGACCGCCTACGAAAGTCACACAGCACTAGAGAACTCAATAGCCTTAACGTTCAGGCTATTAAGCCTTCGGTATGTTTCGTCACTCATAGCACCGAAGCTTGTGGCGGAATGCACTACATCGCCGACATTGTCAATCAGATCAACGCTCTCGGAGGAGATGCCAGAGTAGTACAAATCCTTCGTGAAGGTAAGCCTGCCGGGGAGGCAGCCGGAGAGCTGCGCTCTGCCCCTATCGTCTTTGCGACCCTTGAGACCTTTCTCTTGAAGTTTGCCAGCTCCGTCTTTGAAAGCGGAGTTGTCATAGCGGCAACTTCAGAACTCGCGCCGCATGTAGCAGCCTTGTGCGCAAACAACCCGAAGCTGACACCTGTGCTACACGTTCAATCTTACGAGCCTGCGCTTGTGCCCGAGCCAGAAGAGTCAAAGAGGTTGGAAGAGAACTTCAACAAGATACCGACTGTCATCAGCAGCTCTTCGTGGATCACAGAAGAGCTTAAGTCTCTGCCACAATTCGCCGGTAATATCGTAGACACCATCAACCCTGGTGTTGACAGAGATATCTTCTACGAGGGGGATCGCACACTAGGCGACGATCGTCCTACAGTAATGCTCAATATCAATGCACAATATCCGTTCAAAGGTGCAGAACGCGGTCTACTTTTTGCTCAGACTCTCCTCGCGCTAGCCCATAAGAACAACAAAGAACTTAGAATATTAGCATTGAATGTTAAAGAAATTACTGGCGCTCCTGCCATACTTTGTCAAGGGCAGCTTCCTCGCACGAGGGTCGCGAGATTGCTAGCTACAGAGGTAGATCTTTTCGTAGACCCTGCTTTGAACCACTCTTACGGTATGCCAATGCTAGAGGCTATAGCTTGTGGGGTGCCGGTACTAGGCTGGGATAACCGTGGTATTAGAGAGTATCTACCTAAGGGTTACATGGAAAGTGATGTCATTGTTCCTAATACTGTCACGCCCCAAAAACTAGCTGAGCTAGCTTACAAAGTTCTGTTCGCGGATGGAGCCCTAGCTAAACTAGCAGCTCGACAAACCAAAATTGCAATGATCGATGCACACGACAGAAAGGTAAGCGTAGATAGGTTTATAGACTGCTTGCAATCGACCTTTAGCTCCAGGTCAGAACGTAAGAAGATTGTAGTTGTCACTCCTCACTTGCGAAAGCATGGCGGTCCAACGACCATTCTTACGATAGCCAATGAGCTAGCTAAGCAGGGGCACGATGTTTCAATTGCGTCTGTATACTCGGACTTGAATCCGGAGGTTGTCAAGTTTACTGATTTGCCGATCATACTACTTAACCAAGACCCGACAAAGATTCCGCCTTGCGACCTACTGATAACCAACTCAGATAACCCACTCAATCCTAGCTTCTCGCAGACGTGTCCCCAAGCCAAGAAAACAATAATGCTAAAATTGAGCCACAACCCTCGCTTCAAAGCTCTAGAAGAGGCTGGCTTGAACTGCAAGTGGGATGCCGTCGTGACTAGCAGCCAGTGGCTTGCAGACGCGTGCAAGACACCTACTATAGGCTGGAACTACCCTTCCGTGGAGGCGACGCGCATAGGTTGGTTCCATTATAACTTCGAGACTATGCGCCGGAACCCTAAGCGCAAAAAGATCCGAACACTTAGTGCAGTTGACCCTGTTGTAATAACGACGCTCATCCACGGGCATATTAGCAAAGGCTCGGCCGACGCCGGCAACGTCTTTGCCGCTATAAAGAAGGTGCACGGTGACAAGGTTAAGATGTACGGTGTCGGGGAAATACGCCCTGCCGAAGTAAAGCTGTCTATCCCTGGTATGGAGTATGTTTATCATCCTTCTCGCGATGAGATGGCTGAGCTAATGTTCAAGACCGATATTTGGCTAAGTTGCAGTCACGGAGAAGGACTCGGGCGCATGGCGCTGGAGGCTATGACGGGTCTCGCAGCTTGTGTCCTCACTGATACCGGGGCCGAGTATGTAGTTGATGGTACGAACGCATTGGTTGCGCCAGTCGGGGATCTAAACGGCTTAGCAAACCACATCAACACGTTACTTCTAGACCATCAGTTGCGTCGCGACATCGCGCAGGCAGGGTTTCAAACCGCAAAGGTTATGTCAGAACCAGGCGATCTGATAGAGAAACTTGAAGAAGTAATTGCCAATGTCTAAATTCAGCGAGGGAATAGCAATTTGTACCTATAACCGAGGCGATCAATTAGCCAAGGTTATCCAGGCTGTGTTAGACACGAAGCCAGAAGAGGCTCGCGTAGTAGTATGCGACGACGGTAGCACAGATAATACTATGGAAGTGATGGGCAGATTCCCAGAGATTACCTTTCTTCGAGGCCCTAACAAGGGAGTAGGTGCTAATAAAAATCGCGCCGTGTATGCGTTACGCAATTATGACTTCATAACAATTCTTGAAGACGATCTTGTACCTATTGAAAGCGGCTGGTTTGAGATATATCGAGAGTTCTGTCTACACACGAATATCCACCACTTCTGTCGAGTTCAAGACAATTTTGTTGACGAAGTTGTGCCAGACTTTGCGGTGTGGTGCCAGGATCGACTCAACATGACGCCTATTTACGGGCCACACCCTCGCGGGGATCTTACTTTCATTTCTAACATGACCGTTCGTAAAGTCGGTGCTTTTCACCCTGACTTTGTCGGTGTCGGCCACGCACACGGACAATGGAGCGATAGAGTTGTTACGGCCGGGCTAGTGCAGCACCCTAACAAATGGGTCGATATCAAAGAAGCAGTCGCGAAGTTCATACAGATGGGAGATACCGCAGGGGGTCGATGGAATGCTAACCCAGTTGAGATTCAGAATCAAATAAAGAAAAACTCTAACTTGCGGAAGCTTCTAAGCGAGACCGAAACTAGACTTTATATTGAGCCGTTCCTACCGTGAAAATAGCACTTAGTTATAGAGTGGACTCGTATCCTGTAGGTGACACGACCCTGTCGGCTAAACAACTCGGCCGACTTGTTAGTGTCCCCGTTGAGACTTATTGTCAATCCGTTAGTAGGGCTTTCAATAAGCTGGGGCACGAAACTACTAACGTGTACGGGTTAAATACAAAGTGGCGCCCTCAGGACTTCGACCTTTATATAGAACTAGACAATGGCCGCGATGGCAAAGGGCAATTAGGCTTTGGGCAACAGCTAAATCGTAGCGACATCCAACTCGATATACCCACGGCAGTTTGGTTCATTGACTCGCACGGGCAGCCAGATCTTCACAAAGCACTATCGGTTCATTACGATCATGTCTTCTTTGCTGTATGGGACAAGCGAGAACTATTCGCTGGCCATTCGTCGGCCCATTGGTGCCCTAACGCCACGGACCCAGAGTTCTTCTTCCCTAAGGTAGTAGGCGAACCTGAATTTGACTTTGGCTTCTTTGGCTCTAAAACAGGGCTGGAACGTTCTGACCCTATGGTTGAGATTTGCAAGAAACGCGGTTGGGCCTATGATGTTCGACAGGTAGGAGGCGGCTCAGGTAAACACAAGTGGCCTCGCACTTCCGACGCTATGAACAACTGTCGCACTCTATTTAACCACGGACAAAAGCACGACGGACCTAACCTAAGAGTCGTGGAATCTATGGCCGTAGGCCGCCCGTTGATTACAGATAGCGACCCGCGAAGCGGGATGGACCGCCTGTTCACACCTGGGGAGCACTACCTGGGGTACACAGCGTACTCGTATCTTGGTCTAGAAGAGAAGATGGAATTCGCTATGGCCCACCAGGGTTGGTGCCATAGTATGGCTATGACTGCTCAGAAATTGGTACTAGAGAAGCACCTAGTAAAGCACCGCGTCGAGCAAATGATTGCGGTTTTTAATGCAACTGTATAACCTAACCCCGGTGATACTAGTTTGCAATGACGAGTATTGGCTCCCATATTCCTTGGAGTCTTTAGCTGGCCATTTCAATAGATTTGTAATTTACGACGTTGGCTCGACCGATAGGACCAAAGATATCATCGACTGGTTTGCCCAGAAGGAAAAGAAGCGCGCCGACTTGTTCATTCGCTACCTGCCGTTCGTACCCCCGGTAGTTCAGGGGGCTTTCCGTAACAGCATGATTGCAGAAGCCGAGTCGGAGTGGTACTTCATTGTAGATGCTGACGAGGTCTACAAGCCAGAAGCCTTGCGGAACATCGTTAGATCCGTCAATGACCGCACCAACGAGAAGCCCTATGGAGTAGTCCGAAGGTTAGAGGTAGTCGAAGGACTAACAGAAGCTTACGGCACGACAGAGTTCTTACCCCATCACCGCGTCTACCATCGCACTATGTATTGGAAGGGTACTCA